CGCTACCGCTTTTACAGCCACAAGATTTTGACTTTGTAGAAACTTTTTCAGAGACAACTCTTGGTTGTAGGTCTGCCACATGCTTAGTTGCTGATGGGACTTCGTAAATCCAACGACCTTTTTCATCTCTTGCGATTGAAGAAGCCGCTGGCTTTTTCTTTTTCTTTTTACCGAATAGGTTTTTGAACCAACTCATCTTTGTGTATCTTTCTTTGGATATGGCTGGACTTTATATTTCAATTTATCCAGCAGTTCTTTTTTTCTTCTTTTGGAAGTTGTATTGAAATATACATAGCGGTGCTTTCTCGGCCGCTCGTGTCTTTCAAGTCTATCACCATAAAATTCTTTTGCGCCATTTACTCCACCGTGCTGGTCAAAAATGTGGCGAGAGTGCGAACCAGTTTTTCCATCAAGTCGCCACTCAACATGGCGGTCAGACATACCTGTGTAAATCCAGTTGGTTGCTTGATACACAATTCCGATATGACCAGCACCAATCTCTGCGTAAGAGATTATTATATCTTTGTTCTTAGGCAGGAGTTTTAGGCTACGACCAATGAGATAAGACTCTGTGTTTTTAGGAGTGCCATCTTTTATCCACAACCTAGTGAGTTCTAAAACATTAGCCGATTCATCTTTGCCACAAACTCCAACACAAACTGAGGGAGATGCTGGCTTTCCATAGATTACACAGCCGAGCATTTCATCGCCATCAAAAAGACCAAAGGCATACATAGTGCTGGCTCGGCGATGTAGGTAGTGATTTTCTATAACCATCTGGTTAGCGTCTTTTGACGCAACAGGTCTTATGGAATAACTAATCACCAGACAAGTTTATATCTTGTTCTTTCTTTTCCTGATTATGAGGACACTCACACACCCAAGTTTTTTCGTAGTAGGTTATCTCTTTTTTACAGTTCTCGTGATTACCTGTCATACAAAAACCACACTTAGGTCTTCCAATTACTTCAGGTGCCATACGCCCTCTTTGATGTGGTCCACCTTGATACTTGGGTCAAGCATAACTTTGAAACCTGCTCGTCTTGCGTTCATACACCAAGAGTAATCTTCGCCAATATCTAGGACTATATTTTTGGCAGGGTGGTCAATTCTTTCAATTCGGAACCAAGGTCGTTGCATACGCTCAAAGACACCTGACTTCATAGAGATAAACCCAAAGCCAACTCCAAACACTTCTAGTGGCTCGTCTTCAAAAAAGAAATCTAATTCTTTACAGTTGATTGGGCTCTTACCGTCGGGTGCGAATTTAGAAACTGAAACTGACATATCACCAATCTGCGTGTAGTACATACCACTGATGATTTCGTGTTCGCTAGTAATTAGTTTTTCAAAGGCATCTTGACCCCAGATGATATCTGAATCAATCCAAACAATTCTGTCGTAGGTATATTCACCAGAACCAATTTCATTGGTGTCCCAGTTTGATTCTTTCTTATCTATCGCAGTCATTTCCCTAGCGTGAGCAACGAGAGATGAACCAGCATTTAGAAATTTATAAGTCAGCCCACGCTGATTGAGCCACTTAGTAGTTTCTACCAATGACTTTACATACTCACCGTGAATAAGTTTTCCTGGAGTGGCAATCAAAATATTATAGTGTTCCAACTGAAACATCCTCTGGGTCGTAGAATTCTGCGTCATACTCTATCTCGCAAAGAGCAATCGCCCTTTTCATAACTGCATCTAATCTGCTTGCTAAAGCCAATCTTACTTTTGCTGTCATATCAATATCGTCGTTCAAAGTGTAGTCTTCATAAATAGTTTCAAAAGTCCAATGCCAGCCCATGTTACTTATCCAATGAACATTGGCACTCAGTCTTCCTAATATCAAAGGAGAGAGATACTTGTCTGGCAAATCTTTTAGTACTGACGCATAGATATCTGGAAAGTTTTTTGTTATCGCAGAAACTTTTTTCATATCTATGGACATTTGAGTTTTGCTGAATAACTTAGTCAAATCGCAAATGGTAGCCATTTCGCTATCTAACTTTATTGTTTGTAGTGTTATTTTCTTAGGCATCGTCTCTACCTAGGCTTTTCCAAGTTTCTTCACTGCTGAGTTCTACCCACTGCTCTATGAACTTTAACGCTTGCTTCATTTTCATTTGCTTTAGCAGTTCTATATCTTTTGGCTCTATCAAAGACATAGCGATAAAATCCAACATCTTAGTAAATTTATCTTCACCCTCTTGGAGTAAAAAATCCAAAAGTTTCTCTGTTGATAATTCACCCATAGATGTAATCCTAAAAGTGTGGTCAACGCCCTTGACAGTTATCTCAAAAACAGGAGTGTTATTGAAAGCATCATCAATCTGTCTAAACAGTTCTTCGTCGCTCATTAGTCCCAGCCTCTACAACCGTCATAGACCACATCTGTTTCTAGGTGTGGAGTAAGCGTAACCATGCCAGGATAGCCATTAGTCTTTTTGTATTTCTCTGGCTGATAGTCGTGTAATTTATTACAACTCATACATTTGGCTTGGCGTGGAGTTTCTTCTGTAATTTCAAGTTCTACAATCTTGTCTGAAATTTCAAGTAGCAATTTGGCAAACTGAGTGTAGGCTTCTCTCTTAGTTTCAAACCAGTTGTCTTTTCCATAAGCACCAATAGTTGATATGCGCCCATCAATGCTGTCTTTGTAGCCAACAATCCAAGGTCTTGGTCTGGGGTCAATTTCTCTTTCTTGGTCGCTTCTTGGAATGTAATTTTCATCAAAGCCAACCACCAATCTGAAATTACCAATTTGGTTAGGAAACATTGTAAAACCGTGTTTCCACTCGTATTCTGGGTCATAACTTTCAAACTCGTGTGCCAGTGCTTCTCTGAACTCTTCTATGAGTTCTTCTCTAGTGTGGTAATTAGTCATAGTAAAGGTACAACATTTTCATTGCCACATCTGTCGCACTTCAGTTCAACAGTCCACTCAACCAAATACTTACCCTTTACAGCAGAAGCAATTCCTTGCGTCAGTGCGTGTAATCCACCACTACCAATCGTCTTATGTAAAAACGACTTCACATTGTTGGTCAGCAAAACTGGTCTTGGAGACTTACAAGGGCAACTCTGTTTTTGAGCATTACACTTATGAATTCCACGAGCAACTATGAAAGTGTGAAATCCCATACCATGACCACAAATACAAATCCTGCCATCACGGTTATTTGCTCGCTTGATGTTTATATAATCTTTGAACGCTTGCTCTTCTGAAATGTCTAAACCTTGAAAACTCATTTGAACTCTTTTCTATCTAATCGGCTTTGAAAAAATGCTATCACAAAAACAAAACCTATCTTACCTAAACACACCTAAAAAACCTATCCTATCTAATTATCTATCTGACTGTGTTTCCCGCCACCCCCATGCACACATGCATGCGCGTATAGGATTAACAATCAGTTAGGTTTTTAGGTATAGATAGGTCGCACATACTATCGCAAAACATTTTTATAAATTAGTGAAACCCAATAGTATCCCGAAAAAAGCACTTTTCGGATACTATCGCAAATCTTTTTTAGAAATATAAATATCCCGATAGTATTAGGACATAGGCCAAAATAAAGATACATTAGATACTATCCCAAATCTTTTTTATTTTTCTATTTTTTCTCATTTATCCACACTCTAAAGCAGACCTACTACTTCAAACCGAAGCATTGGTAGAAGCGTCTTTCAATCTTTTGGAAGATGTTCGTGAAGTTGTTTGGTCTAATCAACACGGACAGCCGTCGCCCGGTAGTTAGGAATTTTTGTGCTTACCCCGAAAAACAGGGGTGAGGGAGAGCACTCAAAAAACAAGAAAAAAAGAAAAGCACCACAGATTGCTCTGACAGTGCTATTTCTTTCTACGCCAGTTTGTATGGCTCAGGCGGCTACTTCTTCTTTTGGAATAGCGTCTGAATTACAGCCACAACAAGGGCAATACCAAAAGGTGTCAGGACACCTACTATATAACTACCCCAATCAAAAGAATCAAACACGATTTGCATTAGCAACTCCAATCATTACAGAGTCAGACATTTCTGCTCTTGAAACCACACTATCACAATACAAGGCAAAACTAGCAACTCTCTCCACCGAAGCCACAGACCCAGCCTTACAAGCAAGCCTAGACACAGCCTTAGCCAATATCAAAGCCAAAATAGCAGACCTAGAAGCCAAGATAGCCAAAGCCAAATCAGACTTAGCCGTCTATCAAACAGCACAAGTCAATCTTTCTAAAGCCACTCAGGACTATCTTGCCAAGCAGTCTTTAGCCAAAGAAGCCCAGCAGTCTGTATATACGCTTCACTGACTAATCTCAATGTCGTCAAGGCAGATGTCCAAGCAAAAGAACAGGCTCTCTCGTCTGCTGACGCTTTACTGACTAATCAAATAAACATCACCAACAATGCTTTCAGCGAACTCAGCACAGCCCAAATCAACACCAGCAATAAAGCACAAGCACTATTAGAAGCACAGCAAAACTATGACACTCTGCTTATTCCTGACCCTAGTTGGACAGCACCTACTTACCAAAAAGAACACATACGAGTAATTCCAGAAACCATAATTGTTGAAGAAGTAACTACAACCACTCAACAAAGCGAAAACATTCTTCCACCCCTAGACCACACGACTTGGTCTGGTGCTGGGACAGGTGCTCAAGGCTCACAGCCAACTATCAACCAAGGCGTTGTCAAGTTCTCGTATATGAGCCAAAGCGTTTCCTACACTAAGCAAGAAACTCTTACAGGCACTCTTACTCTTTCAGTAGATGTAAAGAACCAAGATGCTAACAGGGGTATTCAGGACACCTACAAGATAGAGGTTATAACTTATGACCTTTACGGAATAGAAAACGGTAGAGCGTCTTACAACTCACCACAGGGCTGGCACGACTGGACAACCAGAAGCGTTTCTGTAAATCCAAATTCAACTGTCTATTCTTACAAGGTTATTCTTACAGGACTTGATGGCGGGTATTGGTATGGAACCTACGGTCCAGAAATGAAGAACCCAACTCTTTCTGCCACTACCACTACCACCACAATTACTTACAGAGAAGAAACAATCTACCGCTATGAAACCTACTACACCACAGAGCCAGTTCTTGTAGAGGGAACCTTAGATGTCGCTATCAACGAGGGACAGACTAAAACTTACACAGCCCCTGACGGAGCAGTATTTATTTCTAGTTCTCTACGCTACGAAGCCAAAGACCGCCCTGAGTGCGGAATAAATATAGTTCCAAACCTACAAGGCAACTCAATAACCATTTCTGCCAGTAATGGCGTTTGGGGCGACCCTTGTGGCGGTTGGTATAAGCACATTGTTGGAACTCTTACTTACTTAGGTCAACCAACAGCCCCACTTATCAATGACCCTGCTTTGCTTCCCCCACTACAAGAAGCGCAGTTATCTTACAACGAAGCACTGACATTCGCGCAAATTAAAGCAGATGCTTATGCGATAGAACTTGACGAGAAGGGAAGGCGAGTTATACTAAAGAATAACGCTGAAGATGAGTTGTCTTATGCTATAACTTTACGCAATAACGCACAAGAAGCCCTAGATAACAAGCAATCAGACCTTACCTCTGCTCAATCAGCATTGGACACAGCCAACTCAGAACTAGCCACAGAACAGCAAAATCTACAAACTTTCCAGGGCCAAGAATCTATAGCATTAGCCACTAAGTCACAGATGGAAGCCTCGGCCACGACAGCAGAAACAAACCTAAAAGTTTCTCAAGCATCAGCCGTTGAAGCAAGTTCTTATGATTTCAACAAGGCTATGTCAGAAGCGCAGGTAATAGCAGACACTCCAGAACCAGAGCCAGAACCAGAGCCAGAGGGCGACCCCAATATTCCAGAAGTTATTGAAGACCTTATGGATGTTGAACTAGACAAAGTTGTCCCAACTGACCTGACCCCAGAACAAGCAGAGCAACTTGTAGAGGCAGCCCTAGAAACCTTTGAGACAGCCACTGAGGGCTCACCAGAGTATCAACAGGCTCTAGAAGCCCTAGCAGTTGCTGCCCAGCAAGACGACATTGTTCTTGACGAGTCAATTGCCGATATCCCAGGTGTTGGACAAGCAGCCGCGGCAGTAGTTGCTGTATTCAACCTTGTTGGCAATGTTGGAGCCGACATCTCGCCAAAGGCTCGCGAAAAGGCTCAGACATTAGTTGTAACGACACTTGTTGTCGGACAAATCGCCCAGACAGCCGCTATGGCAACAGCCGCGGCTTCAAGTTCTAGTTATAGGAGAAAATAATGAAACTCTTTGGAAATGTAATTCTTAGAGTAATAGCCACATTCGTTGCTTCTGCTCTAGGAGTTATTGGTGCTGGCTCAGTTGCTGGCTCAGTAAGCGGAGTGGAAATTCCTATCTGGTTTAGCGCAATCATGGGTGGAATTATGGCGGTTGCAAAGGTTGTAGAACTTCTATCCCTAGCGTTCCTAGAAGACGGAAAACTAACTA